TTGCCCCGTAACAGCGAATCACGCGCTATCGCTATCGCCATCAAACTAATACGCAAACAATACCCACACATCCAATGGATAGTCTCATACGCTGACGGCTCACAATGCGGTGATGGCACCATTTACCGCGCATCAGGTTTTCTCCTGACCGGAATCAAGCCAAATACATCAATGCTTCGCTTCCCAGACGGCGAGGTCTACGCTACCCTCCCCATCACAAACGGTGGATCGTCAAAAGAAGGCTGTGCCCTTCGTCGGCGCCTTTGCAAAAAATGGAATATCCCCTACTACTCTGGCGCCACAATCGCACCCTTCAAAGCAATCGGCGCTAAATTCGTCCCCGGCTTCCAACTACGCTACATCTACCTCATAGACCCCACCGCTAAAAACCGACTATCAATCCCTGTCCTGCCATTCTCTAAAATTGAAGAAGTAGGAGCCAAAATGTACAAAGGTGCTACCATACATACGCGAGGTAAGCAGGCAACAGACGCTACCAGCGTCTCGGCGGCGGAGCATCACCGACCACCTCGCTCCAATTCATCGCAAGAGGTGTCCTAATGGCAGCTCATCGCGGTACTAAAGCTGAAACTGAGCTCCGCGCTCAACGCTTCGCTCGCATCATCGCAAACGGTGGGCGACGTTCGGATTGCATACGATTTGCATCGGAAAACTGGGGGGTAAGCGAACGCGCCTGTGATAAGTACCTTCAGCTGGCACGCGATCAACTGCGCGCTGACTGGGACATAGAACGCCCACAAATGATCGCTGATCTCCTATCCCAGTGCTCCACACTGCAGATGGAAGCACGTCGCGCTGGGCAGTATCACATCGCTTTAGGCGCCATCAATACCGCTGCCAAACTGGCGCAGCTCTGCTCGTGAGCATCCTCGCTGCAGCACCTGAAGGTCACGTCCTACAACAGCTCAACCATTTGGGTGAGCTAGTAGACACCGATCATCTCCTTCAGCGCATCCACGCTGACCTTCACCCTGGACAGCTAGCGTTCGTCACCGACGATCAAACCCAGATCATCGGCATCAGCGCAGGTTACGGCGCAGGTAAAACCAGAGCGTTAGCCGCAAAAGCTGTAACCCTCGCTGCTGCCAATCAAGGTTTCATCGGTTGCGTCATGGAACCAACCGGACCTTTGATCCGCGATATCTGGCAAAACGATTTCGAGGATTTCCTAGAGCACTACGAGATTCCTTACACCTTCCGCGCTTCACCGCTGCCGGAATACATGCTCCACTTGCCAGGTGGTGACACAAAGATCCTCTGCCGTAGCTTTGAGAACTGGTCACGCATCATCGGTCTAAACCTTGCATGGGTGCTGGCTGACGAGATCGACACCGTTACCCCTGCTATCGCAAACAAAGCGTTTCCCAAGATCCTCGGTCGCTTACGTTCCGGCAACGTTCGTCAATTCGGCGCCGCATCAACACCTGAAGGCTTCCGCTGGATGTGGACCACCTTCGGCAGTGAGGACGCACAAACAAGACAGGATCGCAAGCTAATCAAAATGCGGTCCGTTGATAACCCGCACCTGCCACCAGACTTCATCGAGCGGCTTGAAGCGAACTACGATCCAACACTGCTCAAGGCTTACCTAGACGGTGAGTTCGTTAACCTCACCACCGGCACGGTCTACGACAGGTTCGACCGCACCAAGCACGTCATCAGCAAACTGCCAGACACTGAGCGTGAACCGCTACGCATTGGCGTTGACTTCAACGTCGGCAACATGTCCGCTGTCATCGGCGTCAAGCTAAACAACACCCTGCTTGTGATCGATGAGGTAAGCGGTGCGCACGATACCGATGCACTGGCGCAGCAGATCAAAGCGCGTTACCCAGATCGCAAAATCTACGTTTACCCTGACGCGTCTGGTGGCAACCGCAGCACCAATGCAACTCAAACCGATATCCAGATCCTGGAGTCCTACGGCATGGCAAACCAGTCACCACGCGCTAACCCGCCAGTCAGGGACAGGGTTTCTGCCGTTCAAGCACTCCTAGAAAACGGCAAGGATCAGGTCAGGCTGCAGATCAGCGCAAACTGCAAGCGGATGATCGAATGCCTAGAGCTGCAGTGCTACACCGAAAAGGGTGACCCTGACAAGGATTCTGGGCATGATCACATGAATGATGCCCTTGGGTACCTAATCTGGCGTGAGTTCAACCCACTTCATGCTGGTGCTGGTAGATCTACTGGCATCCGCCTGTATTAAGTGCTATCTTTACCAGGCTCGCTTTACCCCTACTCATGCTCAAGGGTCCTGAACTACTCGCCAAAGTCAAAGAACTCAAAGACCTCAACAAATCAGATCTGGTCCGCGAGTGTGGCTACACCAACAAAGACGGCAAGCTCTGTTACACCGCTTTCTACGAAGCACTGCTCGAAGCCAAAGGCTTTGAAATGAAGTCCAGTGGCAAGCGTGGTCGCAGCCTTACCTACAAAACCAAAGTGCAGTTCAACGGCAAGCTGCAGATCGGTGAAGGTTACGTCCAAGAGATGGGTTTCAAACCCGGTGACGAGTTTGAGATCAAGATTGGTCGCAAATCTGTAACCCTGCAAGCAGCTAACCAGCCTGCAATCGCAGCTTAAACTGATCCATAGCCTGCGCGATAACTCTGGTGTATACCGGCTTTCAACACTATGACCGCCAGTTGACCACTCGCGTCGCGCAGGTCAATGATCCTAACGCTGCTTGGCGTAATCAAGAACCTCATTGGGTTTTGATTGAAGACCTGCTCGGCGGCACGTATGAGATGCGTCGCCGCCACAGGCGTTACCTCCCGCAGGAACCCAGAGAACTTGACGAGTCTTACGACAACCGGCTCGCACGCTCAGTATGTCCGCCTTTTTACCAGCGGCTAGAGCGGATGCTAGCTGGCATGTTGACACGTAAGCCTGTTCGCTTAAAAGATGTATCTGACATTGTGCGCGAGCAGCTTTTTGATGTCAACCTCATGGGTGATGACCTAAATGTCTGGACCTATGAAACCGCACGAAAAATGGTTCGTTACGGGCATGTTGGCGTGCTTGTGGATGCTCCTGCTGCTGGTGAAAATGGACGACCTTATTGGATTAGTTATACTCCGCGTGAAATTTTGGGCTGGAGAAGTGAACTAATTGATGGCGCACAACGCCTTACTCAGCTACGCCTGCTCGAAAAGATTATCGTTCCAGATGGTGAGTACGGCGAGAAAGAATTAGAGCAGGTGCGTGTATTGACTCCTGGTAACTTCGAATTGCATCGTCGTGATGAAAAGAACGGCGACTTCCGCATCTTTGATAGTGGCACCACGACGCTAACTGAAATCCCTTTCAGCATTGCATATGCAAATCGTGTCAACTATATGGAGTCGCGTCCTCCATTAGAAGACATTGCAGAGCTAAACCTAAAAGCCTATCAAATCCAATCTGACCTAGACAATCAGCTCCACATCTGCGCTGTGCCGATGCTTGCCTTCTTTGGCTTCCCATCGAGTGCAGAGGAAGTATCGGCTGGTCCTGGTGAAGCAATCGCATTTCCAGCGGAAGGGAAGGCGCAATATATAGAACCAAGCGGCAATAGTTTTGAATCGCAGTTCCGCAGGTTAGAACAGCTCGCGCAGCAGATCAATGAGCTAGGTCTATCTGCTGTACTAGGTCAAAAGCTTTCTGCTGAAACTGCAGAGGCTAAGCGCATTGACCGCAGCCAAGGTGATAGCACCATGATGGTCATTGCACAAAATATGCAAGATCTAATTGATAACTGCTTGACCTTCCATGCTGAATATCTGAACATCCCGCAGGCTGGCAGCAGTTACGTTAACCGCGACTTCCTTGGCGCACGTCTTGAACCACAGGAAATCCAATCCTTGTTGCAGCTTTACACCGCAGGCACTATCACCCAAGAAACGCTGCTCCAAAACTTGGCTGACGGCGAAGTTCTAGGTGATGACTTCGATGTTGAAGAGGAGCTAGAAGCTACGCAAACTGGCGGAATGCTTGAAGTATCGCAGCCACAACAGGTCGAACAAATGCCACAGGAATCTGAAGAGCAAATTCCAGACGATCAACCTGAGGCATGATGAACTGGCTATGGAGGTTAGCTATGGAAGCCAAGAAGCCACGGAAGCAACAGCTTGTTGCTGTTAAAGGGCAGATGAAACCTCATGTCTTTGCCATCATCAGACTTAGCTGGTATCGCAACGGCAGGTTATATACCGTAGAAGAGATGAACGTAGAAAATGGCACGGCAGAAACACCAGAAGCTGTCATCATGCTGATCAAAGAAGCATTACGCTCTGGTGCTGATGTCACCATGCAAACAGCTTGTAGACCGCAAGAATTAGGTATTGAATAATGGCAACGCCAGCAGTTCTATACCGCAATGCGATTGATCTTAACCGCTATAGCAACAGCGTTGCTCGTAGGCTAATCAATGCTTACAACGACATTATCATTGATGCTGTTAACCAGTTGCGTACAACTGATGAGTTAGCTGCACCTGTAAAAGCGGCTAGGTTACGCGCAATTCTTGCTCAATTAAAAGCCAGTCTTGGCACATGGGCTGGCGATAGCACTGAGCTGACAGCACTGGAGCTGCAAGGGCTAGTCCAGCTTCAATCAGAATTTGTTACTGATCAGTTGGCACGCGCTTTGCCGGCTGGGATGCGTAATGCAGTCCGCACGGTAGAAATCAGCCCACAGTTTGCAGAATCTGTTGTCACCACTGATCCAACGCAAATCAACGTGGTGACATTGAGTGATGATCTTGTAGCCGCTGTGCAAGGCGCACCACAAACCTTTAGTTTGACCGCTGCCAAGGGTGCCACGATAACCTTGCCCAACGGTCAGGTAGTAGAAAAGGCATTTCGCGGTATTGCAGAATCACAGGCTGAACGCTTTAGCCAAGTAGTCCGCAACGGCTTACTGACTGGTGAAACTACACCGCAGATTGCACGCAGGCTGATTGGGACCTTGCAGTTCGGTGATGATCGAACCGTTAAACAGGTAATGGCAGCCGGTGGTGAGCTAACGACCATCCCAGCTAATCAGGTGATGGCGCTGGTCCGCACCAGCATTAACCAAGTCGCTAACTCTGCCAGCCAGCAGGTTTATGAAGCCAATCAAGATATCACTAAAAAGTACCGATATGTCGCAACGCTAGACATCAGGACCAGTGCAATCTGTGCAGCGTTAGACGGGCGCGAGTTTGAATACGGCAAAGGCCCAATGCCACCTCAGCATTTCAACTGCAGATCGACCACCGTCCCGATTATCGATCCTGACATCCTGCCACCATCTACAACAGCAACACGTGCTAGTCAAGACGGTCAGGTGCCAGTCAACATGAGCTACGGCGAGTGGCTAGCCAAGCAGCCCAAATCAGTGCAGGCAGAAGCCTTGGGCGCTAGCAAAGTCCCCTACTTCAATAAACTTGCCGAAAAATATGGTCCGAAAAATGCCGTTGCAAAGCTTGTGCGTGATGATGGATCCGAACTAACCTTGGAGCAACTACGCCAACGGTATGGAGCTCCCCAGTCTTAGGCACTTTCGCAACGAAGGCATTTATTTCATCAGCTCTGATCCTGTCGAGGCTTTGACTGGTGAAGCCTGGGTGCCTGCGGTTTATACCGACAAAGGCTGGGTTACAGCCGATGGATCTACACTGCTATCAGCCGTTGAGGACTGGCGTTATGCCATTGAAGAAAGGCAAGAGCAAGGAAGTAATCTCGGAAAACATCCGCAGGGAAATCAAAGCGGGCAAACCAAGAAAGCAAGCGGTAGCAATCGCGTACGCAAAAGCCGGAAAGTCTCGCAAGCGGAAAGCTAAATAATGGCAATTGGTATTGGCTCTCGTGTCGCCTGGACTTACCAAGGTGCTCGCACTTTCGGCACCGTGACAGGTGTTGCAAAAAAGCGTGCCACCATCAGCACGCAATCTGGTGGTCAGGTAGTACGCATCGCGCAACCTGGTGATCCTGTCCTTGAAATCAAGTCAGAATCAACTGGCAACAGAGTGCTCAAGCTACGGTCCGAACTACGCGAGGCACCACTTAAGCGATGAAAGGCAGAATTTGGGAAGGCAACTGCACTTACCTCAAATGCACTGATGGCATCATCGAAGGACGATTTGTCTTCCCATGTCCTGCTGACCCACAAATTCTTGGCGCTTTAATGGGCAGACTTGCCGAGGGGATTGAGGTTATAACTTGCACTGATGACGAAGATGATGATTAGGTGTTAACCTTCAGTTGCACTTAAGCCTATGGCTTAAACCATGTCCGAAGAACAGCAGGCTCCTGTGGAGCAGTCTGCAGAAATACAGAAAATGCAGGCAGAGCTTGAAGCGATGCGTCGTAAAAACGCTGAGCTGATAGACGATTACAAAAAAGCAGTGGCGCAAGCCAAAGCCGTTCCAGATGGCATTGATGTCCAAGAACTGCTTGAGTTCAAACGACGCGCCGAGCAAACCGAACTCGAATCCCAAGGTAAATACACCGAAGCCAGGCAAGCTTTGGAGCAACAGTTCCGTGAGGCGACGGCGCAAAAGGACCAGCGCATTGCAGAACTGGAATCCCGAGTGCGGGAACTTGAACTGCTCACACCAGCAGTCAGCGCATTAGCGGACGTTGTACACGATCCAGATTTGGTGCTCAAGACCAAGCTGAACGCTGATCAAATCGAGCGTGAAGCTGATGGTACTGTCGTGGTCGTAGACGGTTACCAACGCACACCAGTCAGTGAGTGGGCAAAGCAAACCCTGCCAGCTTGGATGCAGAAACAGCCCAAGCCACAAGGCAGCGGGGCACCTATCGGACGCAGCAGCGGCGAGATCCCAGCGGGCATCAAAAACCCGTTTATGCCTGAATCTTTCAACCTCACAGAACAATCACGGCTATTCCGTACTGACCGCGATCTTTATGACAGGTTGAAAACAGCAGCGGGGCGCTAAACTTTAAAGTAACCAGTTGTGCTGGTTATTGGGTTGTGCCCAAGACCGTAAACCAATCTTGAGGATTTGTCATGGCGACTCTTCGCTCTGACATCATCATTCCCGAGGTATTTACGCCTTACGTTATTGAGCAGACCACTCAACGTGATGCCTTTTTGGCTTCCGGTGTGGTGCAGCCTTTGGCGGAGCTAAATGCACGGGAAGGTGGTGACTTCAT